TCACACTTTGAACACACCTTCCCATGGCCTGCTCCCAGATCATCGTGCTCAAAAAAACACAGCTGGTCCATTAGCTCGCCCAGTTTAAATTTGCGTCAGCGTGTTTCTGTTCATCGTCCCGCACCTTGCGTACCATGTCAGACAACCTCGCATCACTATCTAGCCCGTAGTAATCTATGGCAATCTGTGGGGCAGGAACATTCTCAATCTTGCCTTCCTCAATCTGCTGTAGATAACTGGTGTAGCTTCGTACTGCTTCCTCTTCAAAGTAATAGACCATCTTATGTGCGGTCTTTGGCGATAAGACATAAACCAACAGGTAGTAGTGCCAGAAGATGAACTGTGCCATTACAACAACAAACCGTTCAAACCCGTTGGGGTGAGTTATCTCCATAAAGAACAACAGATGCTTTCGCTCGTTTTCTGCCTCCGCTAGTAACTCGTGAATCATTGTTCCGTTACCTTTATGAAACTTTCTCAGACTCTTCAAGTGGATCCACATACCAGCGACCATGCCGGGAACAGCGGCGATTGTCTCCAGAACAACCGCACGATTACCGTACCTATTTGCAAAGAACACATCAGCAAAGAAACGGAAGAACCGTGTCATACTTTTCGCAAACCAATCACTCATCCCTCATTCTCCAGATCCCATACGCATCTCCTGTCTTTAGGATCAGTGCGTTTCTGCCCATGTCGATCCAACTTGGTACTCTCCGTCGAGTGGACACCGGAGTTCAAAAGAAATCCCAGCCGCCTTGATGCACTCCACCGCGAGCCACCCGTACTTCTCTGCTTGTTCTGTAACCACCTCCGATTGTATCTCATCGTGTACGTTCCCTACAAAACTGTAATCAATCCCGTGCTGTGTTGCGTAGTCATCTAGCAGGACCAGCGCACGTTTCATAATGATAGCACCAGCCGCCTGCAGGAGAGTGTTCAATGCACTATGTTCTGATCTGACCCAGAGCTTTCGTCCGTCGAGTCCTGTGAGATGCCCTTTCCTAGAAGCTTGTCCAACTCGTTCTCGTAGAGCTTCAAGAGCAGGTGTATTTCGTAGAAATCGCTGCCTAAGCGTATAGCCATCTTTTGCAGTTCCTCCGACGATGCTTCCAAGTTTGGCGTCTCCTGCTCCGTAGAGGAAAGCATAGATGAAAGTCTTTGCTTGAGGTCTTGTTGCAAGTCCTGCAGCAGCTTGATTTCTGGTGTGAATGTCGTCTCTAAGCAAGACATCTGTAAACTCCTCGTCGCCCATGTAGTGAGCAAGCATCCTTAGTTCTAGTCCACTGGCGTCAACACCAACCAGCCTACGTCCCTCTGGTACAATCCAACAGTCGCGGCACTCCTTTCCAAACTGAGAGTTAACTGACGGAACCTGTGCCATGTTGGGACTCTGGTGTGTCATACGCCCCGTAATTGCACCGTTGGTTGTTACCCTGCCGTGTACCCTGCCGTCATCCTGTACGTGCTCTAACCATGAAGATACTTGGGCGTATCTCTTTTGGAGTAGAAGGTACTCAAGAACCAAAACAGCTTCCGGTATATGTTTGTTTTCTTCGAGTGTCTTCTCATCCACCTGTGGCCTACCAGATGGGGTGAGTTCCGACCATACAGCACCCTTAGCTTCAAGTCTTTCTGCCACCTGTTGCCGGGAGCCGGGGTTGAACACCGTGACTTTATCTTTAAGGCGCTTACCCGTTTTATCTGACCACCTCTCCTCGACAATTGGCGGGAACACTTCCTGTAACTCTTCTTCAATAGCATACATACGCTCCTTGAATTTAGCACACAGTGTGTGGCACAGCCGTTGATTCAGTAGCCACCCGTTTTCCACCTGTCCCTGTATGATCCACTGCACCTCGTGCTCTAGATCCTGTGACTCTCTAGAAAACCCGTCTAGCTCCACCCGTAGCTTACTGTACACAGCCTCAGTTAGCTCTACGTCACGGATGCAGTAGTCGATCATCTCTGGTGTTAGCTGCGACCAATCCTCGTGATCGCCCTTGGGGAAGCCTAGGATGTTGCCCCAGTTCCGCAGAGAGTGTCCACCAGAACGACTAGGGTCAGCGAGTCTAGAGAGTACTAGTGTATCAGTGACCATAGCCCTGTCAAAAGTAAAGTCCCAAAGACGCTCAACCACAGGAACGTCAAAGCCAATTCCGTTGTGCAAAACGAACAGTACCGGCGCTTTACGCGATACATACGCCTTGAAGTCTTTTTCATTGCAGATTACCTCGCTCTCTCCGTTGTGGCGACAGACAGCACACCAGATAACTGTAGGGTCTAGTCCGTCAGTTTCAATGTCACAGTAGACAATGTTCAAAACTCTGTCTCCGGTGGGTTAGGGTTGGCGCACTCGTGGATACGTCCGGTAAACTTATCGTACCGTAGCCAGCAGGCGGGACCAGTTTCACCAGAGTAGCGATTCTTGAGGATACGTACCGTGGTAGTGTTACGTATGTCCTCATCCTGATTCTGCTGGTCACGCTCCATGCCTATAACAATGTCAGACAGCTGTGCGATAGACTGTGAACCACGTAAGTCCTGCAGACTAATTCGCCCACCGTCCTCGTGTGCTGTGCCAGAGCTACGCCGTAGGTGTGACACGAGAAACAATGTGATCCCTGTCTCAGCAACCAGTGTACGTAACTTTGTCATAATCTCATCTATGGCCTTACGCTCATCGCCGTTCTCTTGAGAAGAAACAACGATTGACAAATGGTCGAGAATGATGTACCTGCAGTCGCAAGCCTTTGCCATGTGCCGTACTCTGCTGAGAAGCTCATCTGCTGACGTTGATCCCCAGTGATCGAACAAATAGTATCTTCCAGACCCCATCGTTGATTCCCAATGCGGTCTGAGTGCATCCGCAGGAAGGTCTTCCTCCAAATGGAGCCTTCTAGACGCCGCCACAGACATGATTCCCAAAGCTGTTGTTGCGACATCCTCCTCCAGTGCAAGTACACCAATGTTAGCTTCTGTCCGTTGCAGTAAATCGTACTCAAGTTCTCTGATAAATTGGGATTTTCCCATGCCACTGCCGCTAGTGATAGTGACGAGTTCGTAAGGTCTGTGTCCTCTTGTGATTTCATTTAGTCCGTCCCACGGGTACGGTATGCTCTGAACTTGACGCTTGTTTACCAGCGCCTCCCATGTGTCAGCACCAGCAATAATGCCGTCCGGTCTGTACACCTTTGCGTCCCACCAAGCCTGTGTAAACTCCTGCACCCTGTTAGCCATGAGCATCTCACTAGCATCCTTTAGGGGTAGGTCACATATCTTCAGCTTGTTGGGGCTAAACAGATCCTTGATCTGCTCTACTGCTAACTCTCCTGCCTTGTCTTGGTCAAAGCAGATGACAACGTTGTCGTAGCCCTCCAGCCACTCTAGGTTCTGCTTAATCTCTTTGGTAGCACCCCCTGCTCCTGCCCGTAGTGACACCACATCGTACTTCTGTCCGAACATCTCGTAGACAGACATGGCGTCTAGTTCGCCCTCAGTGATCGTGATAAACTTACCCCTACCACGGCACTGCTTCTGACCAAACAGTCCTACGTTAGACATAGTACCCGACGATAAAAAGTCTTTGGTCTTGACTACGCGAGACTTAGCGGCTACTAGCTCGCCTGTGTCTACGTCATAGTACGGGTAGTAGTGCCTAGCGATCTTACCGTTGGCATCGTACTCTACTGTGACCTGATAGTGCTTCACGGTCTTAGCAGACAGACGCCTGTCGGTAATCTCAGCTACCACTCCGCCCATGTTTAGGCTACTAGGTGTTGACACCTGTGTTTCCTCTCCTGTTTCGCCGTTTACGTGATAGTCACAGTCGGCAGAGAAACAGTGGCGACCACCGTTAGAGTAGACCGCCACATTGTTCCTACTACCGCACTTGGGACATTCCTCGTGGTGTAGGAATTTAGATTCCATCAGAAGTCAGCCACCTCCGGTGACGCCTCTGCTTCCTCTAGCACTTTCACAGCCTCCAAATACACTGGTGTGCCGTGGACAGGGTGTGCTGGACCTGTCTTGTACTTCAGACGCACACGGGAGTTATACGGAACCTCTCCTGTGTACGTGTGGCCTTCAGCATCGTACATACCAATAGAGTACTTGGACTTAAACTTGCGCTGTTTATTGCCCTCGTAGTCCTTGATCTTAACACCCTGTGCCGCCAGTGTTGCCGCATCGTCCTCAGACATGGTGATTGTCATGCTGAACGTGCCAGTGTCCTGACCGTTGTACACATCGTGCTTGGTGACGTTTGAGAAGTTCACCACACCTTCGATAACTTGACTTGACATATTGGAATAATCTCCGTTGTTGAAATAAGTTCCCGCAGGAACACCTATAGTATCTCACGTTCATGGGGCTTTGTCAACCGCTTACCCCTAGATTGGTACTTTTTGGCATCCTTCTTCCTGTCTTTATGTGCGCCTCCTTTGTTGTGGTCATGTTTTGCCACAGGATTCCAGCGCCTAACTTTAGTAGTCATAAGTCCTCCTGTAGTACTAATGTAGTATTATCCATTAGTTTATTTCTTTAGTAATCCTTTATACTACTTAAGATGTTATCATAGTTCTCCTGTAATTGCAACACCTCATCTTGTGTAATATCACCATGATTAGGTATTGACTCCATGTTCTCTAGCTCCCAATGGGTAGCAATAGAGACTGTCAAACATTCTGTACACAAGTCGTAATGTACGCCGTTTGCGTCTTTCTTTAGGATCTCCAGATCATCTAGAATCACGTCACACGCTTTACACCTCATCCGTTTTACCCCCCTCTCTTTTGAATCCATTAGATATTGACAGAACCAGTACTGCCAGAAGTGTCATGGGTAAAACAGGCGGAAACAGTACGCACACTATTGTGGCTATGATCCAGTCCATACGCTTGCTGGTCATCCGTTATCCTCCGGACCGAACACCTGTGCGTATGCTTTGCACAGTTCGTTGTAGCTCTTAGCCCTGTAGCGGTTCCTGATTACGCCTCTAGCCAGAGAAACCACAGTGGCAAAGTCTATAAAGTTAAACTCAAACTCTGTCAAATCCTGTACCATCTGCTCCTGCGACAGATCAGGTTCGTTGTAATCTTGCATAAATCAGTCTCCAAATGTATAATATGCCAGTATAACAAAACATCCCGTCACAATCAACACTGCTAGCACTTCCATTAAAAATTCTCCCCTAGCTGTAGTTTGAGTCTCGCCAATTGATTTCGCACGATGACGGGTAAATCTTCCTGCTCAAAGTCGTCTAGATCATGCGTCACGGTTGCGTAGGATAGCGCCTCAGCCATTGTATACGCTCCCCTGTACATCTGCACTGCCGTGGTCACTGCTGCCAGTAGACGGTCATTCATGGCTTAGTCTCCATGGTCTGTCGGTAGGTAATCTTCACCCGCTAAAACTTCCTCGTGAATTATATCCTCAAAATATGCCACGTTCCATCCCTCGCGTAAATCCCTGTCGCCTACTGTGATCTTATCAATAGTCACTAGATCCTGATAATCATCCCTGTCTAGCGTCCAGTGGATTACTACGTCCAGCGTAGCCCACTCACAGTCTACCTGTGTTTCCGTTTGGTGTTGCCCGTATCGTATGCTCATTATAAACCCTCCTCGCTAAATATTAGCCACGTTACCAGTACAATACAACCGAAACCCCATAACCATACTATATCAGATTCCACTAGTCAACCCTCCATATCTACGGGGTTGTTGTATCCCCTGTATTCACGCGCTACACTGAGACGGACTATAACACAGTCTAGATCTGAGTGCAACCGGATATGCTCGCACATGGCATCCTGTGCCGCCCATTCGTCTGTAAATACTCCCTCTTCGTACCACTTGCCGTTGTTCTCGCTCCTGTAGTACAGGGCAAACGCTGGGTAACCCTTGTCGACTGTCTCAATTTCTATCATAAGCCTGCGTCCCGTAGTTTATTTTGCATCTGTAAATTTGACACGTGGTCCTCGTATTCTTCCGGTACAGAAGCACCCCACCATGTCTCTAGTCCATCGTGGCCTAGCATAGCGAACGTATCGGAGCCAACGTCTACCGCTACAACCTGACCCCATTTGCCCTGTGCTTTTACCCAATCACCAACGAAAACAATCATACTCTATCGCTCCTGTTGTCGCACTAGATTATCGTAAATGGCTTTACCGTTGTCTGTCAAGGCGTCATACGTCACGCCACCGTAGCCCGGATGATAGCCCATTGCCTGTAGTCTGCCCATGATGGCGTACTCTGGCGAGAATTGTCCCCTGTGATGATCCACAGAAAAGGCATACCACGCTTCGCAAATGTCGAATCGATCCCAATACATAATCATACCCTCGCTATTACGTCTCGCTGTTGCTTTTCCATTGTGCGCCCGTGTCCAATGTAGCAGACTACAGACACTGATTTGTCCCAACAGGCGCGACACTTGTCACATTTGCCCGCCCGTGTGTACGCTTCGCACACTACCGCACCCTGTGGCACTGTGTCAAGCGTTGCAATCGTGCTAGTGGTGCTACCCTGTATCGTCTCGCCTGTGATGCTGTCGCTAGACAAGCGCACCACTACGTTTGGTAATGCCTGCAGTCTAGCAAGAACCGTGCCAAACTTGGCAAACTTGTACATCCGTGTGGGTATCCAGTGTTTGACCCATGGTGTACGCTCGCAGACGTCTAGGATCTTGTGCGCTAGGCGTATATCGTACATATCGCCAGAATCGAACCACCGAAAATACCTGTCGTTGTCCAACTCTGACACCATGTCATCTGCCCATGTATCACGCTTCCAATCCTGCCGGTTATGCTCGCGTGGGGCCTTGACGTTTTTGAAACGGTAGTTACCCGTAGTAGCGTAGCATCCGCTACACGCTGGCACTAGGTTACCGTCTGCGTCTCTGGACGCTGGACACGTATCCAGTGCCTGCAGTGACCACGACCGGCACGGCATCTTGCTGGCCTTCGATAGCTTCAACATCTGTCAATCTCCTGTGATTGGTTTAGCAGTGAGCCCTGAGTGTACCCCAAGGCGCACCACTAACGCAACCCTCTATGCCGCGTGTTTCCTTCTCAAATCCCACCACTTCTGAAAACCATTGTCCGATACTTTTTTTGAGTCTGTGAAAAAATCCACATTGATACCCAAATCCTTTAGTGCTCGCTCCGCTACGCGCCTACGTCGGAACCCTGCTAATTTGGCCTCGTCTGTTTTTGCTTCCGCAATAACTTCAGTAGACATTTGAATCTCAAAGATGGCCCGTGCTATTGCGTTGCTTTGTGCTTTTGATATGTACATTGTGCTGTGCTCCCGTGGGGTGGCTTGTGTGTCCCCGCTCGCCATGTGTGTACTATGAGGCTTGCCCGTGTAGATTGCAATGGTAATATTACACTTGTTTTAGCTTGTGATCTGTGGTTGCGACTTGAGGGTCCTACATTGGCACACACACTTTGTCAACGTGAATATTACCCTTGACTGCGTGTGTCGCCTGTGGTAAACCCTCGCGCCTTTGGCTTACCACAGTGTGCCGCCTGTGTCAACCCGTGTTTGCCTGTGAATATTACCGCTTGACACCGTGAGCGCCTTGTGTTAGACTAAGGCGGGCCTTGATTTTGACACGGGGAGGGGCTGTTGTCTTGTGTTTATTATTGGTGTTGCCACCCAAGTTTACTAGAGGCTAATTTTAGAAAAAACTACGTAAAAATAACATAATTTATACACTAGCTAACCTTATGTTTTATCTCATGTTTATCCGGGGGCGGAGCTACAGTAATAAATAAGATAAAAAAAGACTTGACTTTTGAGTAAAAATATGGTAAAATAATAAGCAGATACTAGGATGTATTTAGTAATACAGGTGCGGGGCCTTAGTTGACTACTAAACCGTTCGTATAGATCCCCTCTTCTGTTGCTTCCTAGGCAGGGGACTCATGCGAACTGATGTAAAACACAAGGATACTGGATAATGTCTGAAGAGACACCCAAGAAAAGAGGCAGAGGTAGGCCACGAAAGGGTGAAATCGTAGAAAAAACAGCGGGAACCCGTGGTAAAGTAGGTAGGCCTAAAGGCGATGCTTCTATAATTAACGAATACAAGGCTCGTATGTTGGCTAGTCCTAAGTCAGAACTAGTTTTACAGACTATATTTGATGCTGCAACTAACGACGAGCACAAAAACCAAGCAGCAGCATGGAAGCTAATTATGGATCGTATCCTCCCAGTAGGCGCATTTGAGAAGGATGTAATCAAAGATGCTGGACGAAACGCGATACAGATTAATATCACTGGGGTGGGAAGCACGACAGTTAGCGAGAGCTTTGAATCAGGAGAAGAAATTGATGGAGAAGCAGTGGATGTCACGGGACAAGTTTGACGAAGCACTGGAAGAAACCTTGGAGTACGTTGTTAGAGTAGGTGATGCTACCTCTCAGCTAATTAACGTGGCTATTTTGTTTGGTGACAACGCTAACGAGTCTGTCTCAGGGCGATCACACAGGCTCAAGGACAAGTCTAAGGCTTGGGCGTGGCTAGGTGCGTCTATTAACTTTGTATTTGACGACGACCACTGCGAACGTGCGTACAACAACGATGTAACTAGGGCTGCAAAGACCCTAAACGAGTCTAAGCCTAAGAAAAAAACAACTAAGAAGTGAAATTCTTTACAAAAAAAGAGTTTGATTGCCAACATACTAGTGAAAACCGTATGGAGCAGGCTTTTTTAGACAAACTGGACGCTCTCAGAGAACACTGCGGGTTTCCTTTTGTTATCACCAGCGGCTACAGAAGCCCTGACCACCCGTTAGAGGCTGTAAAAGAGATACCGGGGACTCACGCGCAAGGCATAGCAGCAGACATAAAGATAACGAACTCTGCTCATCGGTATTCGATTATAAAAGGAGCCTTAGAGCACGGCTTTACTGGTCTAGGGGTCGCTGGTGACTTTGTTCATCTAGACACACGGGGTTCTGCTCCGGTAATTTGGACGTATTACTAGTTATTTTAACAGGAGAAACAACTTAATGAAAAACTTTAACGAGATGTTTTTTGGTTTGATCGTCGTAGCCTTTATCTCATTGTTTTCGTTGAATGCAAACGCACAAACTTACATTGAATACCCAGACGGATCTACGTATACGCTAGAAAACAGTGAAAATGTGTTTATTTCTACACAACCAGTGTTTTCTAAAAAAACGTACAACACGGGTGCTGTGTACTTTACTCCTGTAGAGTCTAATACTAAGAGGGACTATGTTGCTTCTCCTACTGACGGAACTGAAGTAGGCTCTACTGAGTGGTGTAAAGCGTATGTTCCTTGGAGTGAGGGCTTGACGTTTAATATGGTTACTTGGCAGCGTCACTGCGATACGAACAATGACGGAACGTTTGGAGAGGGTGACTCAGGCTGGGAAGGCTAACGCTTGGAAATATTTGCGTTAGTGTGTTTAATGTTGTTGCCTATTGTAACTGGGGCGCTAACTTTTTACTTAAGTTACAAACTCTGTGACTGACTTAAACGTACAGTTGCTACCTTGGCAGCAGGAAGTCTACTCTGATCCCACTAGGTTCAAGGTAGTTGCTGCTGGAAGACGGACAGGGAAGTCCAGACTCGCAGCGTGGATGTTAATCATCAATGCGTTGCAGGCCGACAAAGGCCATGTTTTTTACGTTGCGCCCACTCAGGGTCAGGCCCGTGACATCATGTGGCAGACCCTATTGGAGCTAGGACACCCTGTGATTGCGGGTTCACACATTAACAACCTGCAGATCAAGCTGGTCAACGGGGCCACGATTAGTCTCAAGGGAGCCGACAGACCTGAGACAATGCGTGGTGTGTCCTTGAAGTTTCTCGTGATGGACGAGTACGCGGATATGAAGCCCGATGTATGGGAGCAGATCCTCCGTCCAGCACTGGCTGACCAAAAGGGATCAGCAATGTTTATAGGTACGCCTATGGGCAGAAACCACTTCTACGAACTGTACAAGATAGCGGAGTTAGGAGACGATGAAACTTACAAGGGGTGGCACTTTACCAGTTATGACAACCCCCTACTCGACCCTAACGAAATTGATACGGCAAAGAAGTCCATGTCGAGTTACGCCTTCCGACAAGAGTTCATGGCCTCGTTTGAAGCAAGAGGCTCCGAAATGTTTAAGGAAGGGTGGGTCCACTTTGGTGAAGAACCAGACGTAGGTGACTACTACATAGCAGTTGACCTCGCAGGATTTGAAGACGTAAACAAGAAACGAACTAAAAATACTAAACTAGATGAAACCGCAATCGCTGTTGTTAAAGTTAGTCCTGATGGTTGGTACGTTGATAACATTATACATGGGAGGTGGAGTCTTGACGAGACTGCCACCAAGATTTTTCAGGCCGTTAGAGACTACAGACCCGTTAGTGTTGGTATTGAAAAAGGAATTGCCAAACAAGCTGTAATGTCTCCTCTAACAGACTTGATGAAACGATACGGAACATTTTTTAGGGTAGAGGAGCTGACCCACGGTAACCGAAAGAAAACTGACAGGGTTATGTGGGCTTTGCAAGGACGTTTTGAAAACGGTTACGTTAGTTTAAACAAGGGTGAGTGGAACAACAGATTCTTAGATCAACTGTTTCAGTTTCCAGATGTGCTAACGCACGACGACTTAGTTGACGCACTAGCATACATAGACCAGTTAGCACAAGTAGCGTACGATTACGACTACGAAATTGACGACCACGAAGTACTAGACGTAATAGCAGGATACTAATATGAGTTTATTTTGGAAAGAGTTTACAAAAAATTTAGGCTCATCTAAAGTTTTTAGGCCGTTCAATACCTACGGAATATACGCAATCAGCGCCCTTGTGTGTTTTACACTGGGGTACTGTGTTGCTGTAATTTAAGGAACTCAACATGGCAGATGAAATTTACAGCCCAGACCCGCTAATGATCCAAGAGTCCTTGGAAGAGTGGGTAATAACAAAGTGTGAAGATTGGCGGAATTATTATGAGTCAAACTACGAAGAAAAATTTGAAGAATACTATAGGTTATGGAGAGGTCAATGGGATCCTAATGACTCGCAAAGAGGGTCTGAACGTTCTCGTATTATCTCTCCTGCGCTTCAGCAGGCTGTAGAGTCCAATGTTGCAGAACTAGAAGAAGCCACGTTTGGTCGTGGGCAATTTTTTGACATTAAAGACGATGTAGCAGATCCGCAAAAACAAGACATATCAATTCTAAAGAAAAAACTAAACGAAGACTTTGAAGCCTGTAAAATTCGCAAGGCTGTAGCAGAGTGTCTTATTAACGCTGCTGTATTTGGTACAGGTATTGGCGAGGTTGTTTTAGAAGAAATTAAAGAAATGGCTCCTGCTACTCAGCCAATTATGGATGGTCAGTTGACTGCTGTGGGCGTCAACATTAAAGATCGTGTAGTAGTAAAGTTAAAGCCGGTGTTACCGCAAAACTTTTTGATAGACCCTGTAGCAACCTCAGTTGAAGACGCTTACGGTGTTGCTATTGACGAGTTTGTGTCAAAGCACTCTGTAGAACTTCTACAAGAGCAAGGCGTGTACCGTGAAGGTTTTATTGAGTCTGCTGCTGCTGATACAGATCTAGAGCCAGATCAAGACCTGACAATCTACAACGACGACAAAGTACGTCTGACGAAGTACTACGGACTCGTTCCTCGTGAGTTGCTAGAAGCTGAAGACGTAGAAGTCGAAGAAGACTCTATGTACGTTGAGGCTATCGTGGTGATTGCAAACGGCGGCACACTGCTAAAAGCAGAAGCCAACCCATACATGATGAAAGATCGTCCGGTAGTGGCGTTTCCGTGGGACGTGGTTCCCGGCAGGTTCTGGGGACGTGGTGTTTGTGAGAAGGGATACAACAGCCAAAAAGCGCTCGACACAGAACTACGTGCTCGTATTGATGCCCTGAGCCTCACAATCCACCCAATGCTCGCTGTGGATGCTACACGGCTTCCTAGAGGGGCTAAGCCAGAAGTCCGCCCCGGCAAGATGATCTTAACTAATGGAGATCCTCGTGAAGTACTACAGCCGTTTAATTTTGGGCAAGTTGGACAAATCACCTTTGCACAAGCCCAAGCCCTACAAAATATGGTTCAGCAGGCTACAGGAGCGGTTGATTCAGCAGGAATTTCTGGCAGTGTTAATCGTGAAGCTACTGCCGCTGGTATTTCTATGTCTCTTGGTGCTATTATTAAACGGCACAAGCGCACTCTAATTAACTTCCAGCAGTCGTTCCTGTTGCCTTTTGTAACTAAAGCCGCACACAGGTATATGCAGTTTGACCCTGAAAACTATCCTGTAGCAGACTATAAATTTATGGCTACAAGCACTTTGGGCATTATTGCGCGTGAGTACGAGGTAACTCAGTTAGTACAGCTTCTGCAAACAATGAAGCAAGATAGTCCTCTGTACCCTGTGTTAATACAGAGTATTATTGACAACATGAACCTGTCTAACCGTGAAGAGCTTATTGCAGCAATGGCTCAAGCTGGTCAGCCTAACCCACAAGCGCAACAAATGGCTATGCAGGCACAACAGGCTCAGATTGGTTTCCAGCAGAGTCAAACAGCGGCTCTCAACGGACAAGCAGCAGAATCGCAAGCTAGAGCACAGAAGCTGGCTGTAGAAACTCAGCTTATGCCTCAAGAGCTAGAGATTGATGTTCTTAACGCGGTTACTAAAAACATCAAAGAAGGGGACGCTGACGACAAAGAGTTTAATAGACGACTAAAAATTGCAGACAGATACCTCAAAGAACTAGAGATACAGGGCAAAACTCCAAATGCTAATGACACAAACAGAAATGAACAACCTGCTCAAGCAGATCAACGAAGCATTCAAAGACCTCAAGGATCAGTTGCAGGTTTTACAAGGACGGATGGACAAGTTGGAGGACGTAGTTAATGCCCAAGAAAAAAGACCCAAAGCTGGAGCGAGCAGGAGTAAGCGGGTACAACAAACCGAAACGGACCCCTAATCACCCGACCAAGAAGTTTGTAGTGGTAGCCAAGGAAGGAGACAAAACTAAGACTATACGTTTTGGTGACGCTAAAATGAAGATTAAAAAAGATCAACCAGCACGGCGTAAGTCATTTAGGGCTAGGCACAAGTGTGACACAAACAAGCCTAGTAAACTCACCGCAAGATACTGGTCTTGCAAAAACTGGTAAACGTTATGAAAGTCTCAGCACCAAAAGGTTACCACTGGATGAAAAGCGGTAACAGTTACAAGTTGATGAAAGATCCTGCAGGTGGATATAAGCCTCACAAGGGTGCGTCTAAGTCTGCAAACTTTGAAGTCCAAAAAGCCCACAAAAAGTAAGGAGAATAACTATGCCGTATCATAAGCCACCGAAAAAGAAAAAAGTAAAAAAACCTAAGGGTTACTAAAAATGCCGATGAAAAACTACAGCCCGAAACAAAAAAAGCTCGCTAGAGTAGCCAAGCCTAGAAACAAAATTACAGGCGCTGATTTAAGAAAGGTACGAAAAAATGCCACGCGCAAAAAGTAGACCTAAAGCAAAGAAAAAGAAAAGCACTATACCTTCTAATGTAAAGAACAAAGCTCTTTACGCTAGGGTTAAGGCCGCAGCTAAGAAAAAGTTTGACGTGTATCCTAGTGCCTATGCTAATGCTTGGCTAGTCAGGGAATACAAAAAACGTGGTGGAACTTATGCCTAAGTCTAAAGGCGGTTTAACTAAATGGTTCAAAGAAGATTGGGTTGACATAAAGACCGGAAAGAAGTGTGGTCGTAAAAAAGCCAAAGGATCTAAACGTCCTTACCCAGCTTGTAGGCCAAAAGCAGTAGCCGCTAAGATGACTAAAGCAGAAAAAGAGGCGGCAAAGCGCAAAAAAACAGGGCCAAAAGCCATTAAATACGCTGTAACTGCTTCTGGTAAAAGGAGAAAAACTACCAAAAAGAAAAAATAATGCTTGACAAAGTACCAAAAGTATGATATAATATACAGTATACTTAGGTATATATTTACAAATAGAGACAACCGATGAGGCCTCAAGTGGATCAAGAAACACAGCAGTACTACGACAATTACTTCACCCTGTTTTCTACTGATGGTTGGAAACAGCTAATTGAAGAACTTAAACAGAATGCTTTAGTGATTAACAGTGTAGAAGCTACTAAAGATGCTGATGACCTATATATGCGTAAAGGACAAATAAACGTCTTAGCATATATTTTAAATTTAGAGTCTACAACAAACGCTAATTACGACGAGCTTAACCAAGATAATGATTAAAGTATTTGACTTCCGTTGTACTAACGGACACGTATTTGAAGAATTTGTAGATCAGGATACCACAACCACTAGGTGCGGATGTGGTGCTAATGCTACAAAAATCGTTTCAGCAACACAGTGCATTCTCGACGGATCTACTGGTGACTTCCCCGGAAGACACATGAAGTGGGTACGAGAACACGAAGAAGCTGGACGACGAGGAAGGGAAGCTCAACGCAAGGAGAGTCAATCCCAACAATAATCTCCATAACCTAAAAAGGCGGGGTAATTTTAGTGATGTCAAGAGCGACAATTATTGATGAGCGTCCAGAAGAGGAGCTAGAAACAACAGACCAACTCGATACACAGGACACCGTAGAGACTCCTCAAGAAGAGGAACAACCTGTACAAAAGCCTGATATTCCAGAAAAGTACCAAGGTAAATCTGTAGAAGAACTTGTACAGATGCACCAAGAGCTAGAGAAGTTTTCTGGCAAGCAGAGTACGGAAGTTGGCGAGTTACGTAAAGTTGTTGATAACTACATTCAGACAGAACTCAACACACAACCAGCACCTGAAGAACAGCAACATCAAGATGATACAGACTTTTTTATTGATCCTCAAACTGCTGTTAACAGAGCTATTGATAACCACCCAAAGATCAAAGAAGCAGAAGCTTACGCACAGCAAAGTCGTCAACAAGCCACACTTTCACAACTCAAGGCTAAACACCCTGACATGGAAAGTATCTTGCAAGACAATAGTTTTGCTGAGTGGATTAAGGGATCAAAGGTTAGAACTAAGCTGTTTG